AGGGTCGGCCGTCGAACGCCACCACCGGCGGTTGCGGCATGGCGCGGCTCGGCGATGGCGCAGGTGGTGCAGGCGGCGCAGACGGCGCGAACGCCGATGACTGCGGTTGTCCGAGCTGGCCCTGTTTCAGCATCTCCAGGGCGATGGCGCGGCGCGGGTCGTCTGCAACGGGCACGGCCGCCTGCGGCGGCTCGATGCCACGCGCCAGCGCCGGCGGGGCGTTTGGCGCTGTTGCATCGATTGAATTGAAGTCGCCCTGGTTGAGCACCGGCAGCCGCGGATGCGGCGCGATCGATCGCGTCCCCGGCGGCGGCTGGAACGGCGGCGGAAACGTGGTGGCGCCGGTGTTGCCGGGTTCACCGGTCGGCGGCAGGTCGCCAGGCGCCGGCGGTTGCGGCTGCGCCAGGGCCGTCGGCGCGGCGGGCTCCTCCGGTGGCGGGGGCGTCGCGGCAACGTCTCCAGGGGGCGCGTAGGCGGTCTGGGTGGCGGTGGGCGCCTCGCTGACGGTGCGGGCGCCGCCGCCCTCCAGCGCCTTGTCGGCGGCCTGCGCTGCCAGGTCGGCCTGCTCCAGCCGGCGCGCCATGCCGATTTCGCCGAGGCTGTCACCGATCGCGGCCAGCCCTTCGCCGAACGTCTTCGGGTATTTCTTCTGCTTCGCCATCATCGCCAGCGCGATGCGCTGCCGCAACTGCAGGTTTACGTTGGGATCGCTGCCGTTGAAGATGAAACTGAGCGGATTTGTGTTGTCGACCATCTCATGCCGCCTTCAGGATGTTGCCCATCACCCGGCGAGTGTCGATCGCCATCCGGCCACCGACGCTCTTGACCGCCTTGGGGTCGACTTTCTTGACGTCCTGCGCCATCGGGCCGACGTGACGCAGCGCCGCCGGATCATTCTTGTACTGGTACTCGTAGATCGGCAGCTTCTCGCGCTCGGCGGCCTCGTTGAACGCGAACACGGTGCCGACGCGGTCGATCTGCTCTTTCTCGCGCTCGTCCGACATCTTCATGGCGCCGGCCCCCAACCCCATGATGCCGCCCATCATCGACTGCCAATTTTGATTTTGCTGGCCATAGACACCCATCTGCTGCTGAAAATTCTGATTGATCAGCCCGCCGACATCGGTGGTCGGGATCTGCGCGCCGGGCGTGTTGATGAAATTCGGATTGGTGACCTGGCCGCCGCTCATCAACGCGGTGATCTCGTTGATCGGCTGGTTGCGGTTGGCATATTGCTCGTTCATGTAGGCGTTGCGGGCGGCCTGGTCGGCGTTGAAGCCCGACTGTGCCTGCGAGATCTGCTGCGCCAGGCCGGCGTTCTCGAACGCAGCCTGCGCGGCGTTCTGGGTGAAGGTCTGGCCGCGCGCCTGGTTCTCGAAGCCGGCTTGCCCCAGCGCCTGCTCGTAGCCCTGGCTCTGCGCCTGATTGCGGAACGCGGCTTCCTGCGCCGCCATCTGGTTCATCCGCGCCTGCTCGCCGCCGGCCTGGCCGATCGCGGCGAACCTGGCGTCATTCGCCTGGCGGTTGTAATCGTCCATCGCCGACGCATAGGCGGCGCTGCCGTACCTGATGCCCTGATCGGCGAGCCGCTGCTCGACGCCCTGGCGCTCGAGCGCCAGTTGCGGGTTCATGCGCGCCATCAGGCTTTCTTCGACACGCTGCCTGTCGGCGCTGTAATTGCCTTCCGGCGCGTAGCTCTGCGTGATGTCGCCGATCGGGCCGATGCCGGTGCGCATCGGGCCGCCGCCTTCAAACGAGGTCCGGGCCTTGCCGACAGCGCTGATCGAATTGGGATCACCGGCGGCGGGTGCGTTGCCGCCTGGCGTGAACGGCGACGACAGCAGGCCGGAAACACGGCCGGACTGCGCGTTGGCCATTCCGGCCATGTTCATCTGCGCGGCTTCCTGCTGCGCCTGGATCGCCTGCTGGGTCGGCGACAGCGTCTGCGTCGCGGTGAAGGTCGGGATCTGGTAGGTCTGCCCGGTGACCGGGTCGGTCCAGCCGTAATTGCCGGTCGCGTTGTAGTTCAGCGAGCCCTGCGGCGTGACCTGGTTGACGTTGTTGAGAAACGCGTTGGCGACGCCGGTGGCGACGTTGGTCGAGGTCGAGGCGCGCGCGGTCTCGATCGGGTTGGGCGGCTGTGGCGGATCCGGCTTGCTCAGAAAACCCATGGCTAGATATCCCTTGGTGGCGGTACCCAATCCTGTTGCGGTGTCGGCGTGAATGCCTGGCCGATGTCGGCCCGCAGCGCCGTCATCGGCGCGGTGTTACCCAGCGCCTCGCCGAGGCCCTGCATGCCCTTGGCGTAAGGCCCGTAGCCGTACTGCGTCGGCTGCCGGTACTTGGCCAGGTACATGGCGATGGCATCGCGCTGGCTGTTGGCTGCGGGTGTGATCGGGGCCGGCGTCATCGGGTCTGGTGTCATCGGTCTACCTCGGCGGCCCCTGTGGTAACGGCATCTGCGGTTGCTGCATCGGCGCCGGTGGCGCCATGCCAGGCGGGCCGCCCATGCCCGGCGGCGGCTGTGGCGGCATGCCGGGCTGCAGCGGCATCGACATCGGCCCTGGCACCGGCGGTGGCGCGCCCTGTGGCGGCGCGCCGGGTGGCGGCATCTGCGGCAGCCCCGGCATCTGGCCGGGCTGCGGCATTTGCGGCGGCGGGGTCTGCGGCGGCGGCGCCGCGATGTTCATCAGCGCTTTTGTGATGGCGTCGCGCTGGTCGATCACGCCGGTGTTTTGATAGGGATCTGGCATCAGGCGGCCTCCTCAAGGGGCTGCGCATCAAGGTAGTGCTTGAAGCGCTTCTGGAATTTGCTAGCGCGCCAATCCTCCTCGGTGAGCAGGCAAAGCACGCTGTCCTTGCCGCGGCCGAGCAGCCGCGGGATGGTGATGAAACTGTAATTGAGCGCCGCCAGCTGCCGCAGCAGCCGGGTGTCTTCGGCGTCGACCCGCATCAGCACCATCTGGCAGCCGAGCTGCAGGAACGGATAAACATACATCCGCCGGATGGTCTCGCGGGTCAGCCACTGCACGCCCGGCAGCGCCGCGCCGGACATCTCGATGGTGCCGGCGTCGGGATCGAAATTGTGGTAGGCCATGCCGGCAACCAGGCGGCCGTTTTCGTCGATGACGCCCCACGCCCTGGCGTCTTTCGGCAGGCCGCGGCCACGGCATGACGGGATCAGCTGCGCGACAAAGTCGGCAACCAATTGGTCGTGACCATAGACGTAGTCGAGCATCACCAGCCTCCATCCCCGCCGTCGCCGCCGTCCCCGCCATCACCACCGATGCCGCCGATGCCACCGTCGCCACTGGTGCCGGCGGTGCCGCTGTCGCCCTCGCCGCCGCCCATGCCGCCGAGGCCGCCGACGCCGCTGGAGCTGCCGCTGACGCCCGCGCCGCCGTCACCGATGCCGCCCATGCCGCCGTCACCGACGCCACCGCCGCCAAGACCTCCGTCGCCAATACCGCCACCCAAGCCGCCATCGCCGACACCGACGCCGCCGCTGACGCCGCCACCGCTGACGCCGCCTTCGCCCTCGCCCTCGCCGTCACCCTCGCCCATGCCGACCGCGCCTGGCGCGGCGCCGACGTCACCCATCGGGCCGACATTGGCGTTCTCGCCACTCAGGCCAGCTATTCCAGCGGCGCCGAGGCCGAAGCCGGCAATGCCGGCGCCCGGCGAGCCGACCGTGCCGGTGCCGATGCCGCTGACAGCGCCGCTGACGCTGCTGTTGCCGAGCCCTGGCGAACCGGCGGGACCGAGGCCCATGCCAAGGCCGCTGACGCCGACCGCGCCCGGCGTGCCGAAGCCGCTGACGGTGCCGGCCTCATTGGCCTGCGCGGTGGCGTCGTCCGCCATCGCCTGCATCGCCTCCTGCACGCTGTCGTGCGCCGCCGCGATCGCCGACGGCGTCATGCCGACGTCGTCCATCGCCTGGGTGTAGCCGAAGCTGTCCATCTGGGCCTGGGCCTGGTCCTCGGCCTGCTGCGCAGGCGGCGATACCGCCAGGCCGAACAGGCCTTGCGTCAGGCCCTGCGACAGCGCCGCCTGGGCGTCGGCCATCTGGGCCGCCGTCGCTGCCGGCGCGGCCGGTGGTGCCGCCTCTGGGGCCACGCCAACGACACCTGGCGGGCTCGGGCTGAAGCCCAGCGGCGCGACGCTGATTGCTGACGTCGTGGTAGTGGCGGTAGGCCCGGTCAGGCCCTCGTCCGTCATGAAACCTTCATTGATGGCCTGCGCATTGGCCTCGGCCAGGGCCGCGGCGTCCTCCTCGGCGGTCGGCTCCCCGATCGTCGATGGCGGCGCCGGTGGCGCTGGCGGCGCCGGCGGCGCGGTGCTCTGTTCGGCCAGCGCGGCCATGTCTTCCTGCGTCATCGCCTGGTTGGCCAGCGCCTCGGCCAGCGAATACCCCAACGGGCTGTTCATCGCCTGTGCTTCATCCATCGCGTTGGCAGGCGCGGATGGCGGCCCCTGGGTCGGTCCCTGGGTCGGGCCTTGCGTAGCTGTCGCCGACGGCGAGGTCGGGCCAGTGACGGCGGACGGCCCCGTCGTGGTGGTCTGGCCGTGGGTCGAGACGCCCATGCCCAGTGCCGGGGCGTCAACGCCCGGTGCGAAGCCGGGGACGGCGCCGATCGGCGCACTGGTCACGGTACCTGACGGCGTGGCTGGCCCTTGGGTGACGCTGGGCGCCTCACTGGGCGCTTCGCTGGGCGCCTCGCTGGGCGCGGCACTGGGCGTGCCAGGCGTGGCGAAGCCGGTCACGCCACTGGATGCTGGACCAGGCGAAGGCCCTTCCGCGGCCGGGCCGATGCCCTCGCCGCCCATGTCGCCACCGGGGCCGGCGCCCTGCGTGTTCATCAGCGCCTGGGCGATGTTGTTGCGAATGATCTCCTGCGAGGTCTGCGCCGGTGGCGGTGCATAGCGCGGATCCGGCGACGGCGCGTATTTCCGGTTTCTCAAATTCCACTCATTGACCGCCCGCTCGGCCTCGTCATTGCCATGGATCCAAGCCGGCGCGAACAGGCCGCCAAGGGCGCCGACCGAATCATATTCGTAGGGATCGACGGCCATGGCGCATCCCTCAGACGGTGATGCCGAGACGCTCGAACGTCCCGGCGATTGAAATCAGTTCGACCTCAGGCTTGGCGTTCTGCGCCATCGTCACCTGCACCACCGGCGCGTGCGAAAAACCCGTCACGCCGATGCTGACCCAACCCGTATTGCGCACCACCGGCGTGCTCGGCGTGCTCGCATCCCACAGCGCCTGATCCCACAGCCCCTGGTCCCAGAGGTCGAGCAGACCAGGATCCGGCGCCGCCGACGGTGGCGTCGGCAGGCTGATGACATAGTCGGTGGTGCCGCCGAGTTGCGGCACGAACGGCTCGCCGGCACGCGCCGAGAACGAGGCCCGCGCCTGCTTCCAGGTGATGGTCTGCGACGGCGACTGAAATACTTCCCAGCCGCCGACCAGCGTGCAGGTATAGGGCAGGCCGTCGTCGTAGCCGCTGCGATCAGCCTGCTGGATCTTGCCGTCCTGCGTGCCAAAGAACATGTCGCCGCGCAGCTTGGCGAAACAGGTGGCGTCCCAGCCGGTACAGCGCGCCCAGGCGCCGGTGGCGGCATTGACCACGGCACACAACCGCTTGCCGGGGTCGCCGCCGGGCCAGGTGACGAAGATGCCGCCGTACTCGTCCCATTTGCACATCGTCCAGGCCCATTCGCGCTTGGCCAGCACTTCGGTGCGCCACATCGATTTGATCGCCCGCGTGACGGCGGCGAGCTCGAGCTCGGCGCGGTCCTTGGTGATGGCGCCGCTGGTGGGCAGAATGCCGTCGACGCAGGCGACGAGCAGGTCGCCGCCGATCGACAGCGTGGCGTTCTTGCCCATCGGCGGGCTCATGTCGTAGCGGCCCTCCTGGCGCCATGCGGCGGCGCTCGAGGGGTCCGAGCCGGTGAACACGATGATCTCGCCAAGGTCGGTGCCGAACACGATCTTGTCGTCGATGCCGTCGCCGGCGTCGATCGACCACGCCGCGCAGTACAGCAGCTTGCCGCCCTTGGTGGCGGCGCCCGACAGCGGGATCAGCGCCAGCGCGCCCTGCACGGCGTTGAGCGGCAGATACCAGGCGTTCATGCTGTTGGCTTCGATGAAGAAGTAGCGATTGCGATACTTGCAGACGTGCGTGAGGTTGCCGCCGTGCTCGACCAGCGTGCCGGCCGGGCCGTGGATCTGGTCGGCGCTGAATGTCGTCCATGTCGTGCCGTCGAACTGCAGCGGAAAATCGCCGGCGTCGTTGACCACCGTCAGCCAGTCGCCGCCGGCGTTGGCGAGCTGCGCGGCGGAATAATTGCCGTCGGCCTGGCCGCTCTTGACCAGCACCGGCGTCGTCGACGAGACGTCGTAGATCTTGGTCTCGTTGGCGAAAAACATTTTGTGGTTGATGCCGCTGGCGTACTGGAACGCCGAGATGACAGGCGTCGCTTCCGGCAGCGTTGCCCAGCGCCGGCAGCCACCGCGGATCTTGGCGCCGCGCATGGTCGGCATCCAGTTGTCCATCACCAGCGCCGCGCCCGGTTGCATGTAGCTTTCGTTTTCGTTCAGGATCAGCCCGCGCGTCGGCGCCGGAAACGTCAGTGTCTCCTGCTTGGTCGCTATTTGCGGATTGACGGCCACCCGCTTGAATGCCGCGTACTGGGTCATGGCGTCGCCAGCGGGTAGGAGGCGCGGACCGACGCCGAGATCGGCAACCGGCCGACGATGATCGGCGACGGGCTGTCATGGCCCTGCTCCACCGCCACCGCATCCTCATAGTTCGACATGTCCTCGGCGTAAGCCGCGCCCTTCTGCGCCTTCCATTTCCAGATCATGCAGAGTTTCAGGATCCGCTCGTCGAGCCGGAAACCGTCGGTATCGCTGAGGAAGGCGTTGCCGTAGCCGCCGCCGCTCAGCGCCACGCAATTCTTGTCGAGATAGGCGAAAAAGGCGGTCTCCCCGCTTCCCAGCACCGGCCAGAAATGGATCTGGCCGCCGTACATGGTCCACTCGCCGTGCGCCGTATTCCAGCCGTCGACGCGGCGGATCAGCCACTCGTCGAGGTCGGGGACGAACGTCATCGGCGCCTGCGTCGAGTTCGAGCTCCAGACATTGGAGGTCAGCAGCATCCGCTTGTAGTTGGCGGGCAGATTGTAGGCCGAGGTGACGCCGTCGCCGGTGTAGGTCACCGTGGTCTTCAGCGTGGTCCAGTCGCGCTTGTCGTAGGCGATCGCCTGCGCGGCCTCGTTCGCCAGCGCCAGCATCTCCTGCATGGTGCGGTTGCCGGTGATGTTGGAGAACATGCTTTGCGGCACCGTCACGCCGATGGTCGCGCAGACATCCTTCACCACCGACAGGATCGTCATCTCGCGCTACTCCATCAAAGGCACCGCCGACGTGGAAGGAAGCTCCCACCACCTACACGTCAGCGGCCCAGTTTTTCGGTGCCGGGAGGCCCCGCACCGAAACCGTGTCACGCCGCGACTTCCTTCGGCCGCGCGTCCATCGCCATCCGCACCAGCGTCCGCCGCGCCACGTTGCCCTGCGGCGCCTGCCCGGTGTTGACGGTGATGAACTCGCGCAACTGCTTGTCCGACATGTCGTCGAATTCGTTGGCGGGGGCGCGTTCCTCCGCAGGCTGTTTTGCCGCCTGCGCCTTCAGCGCCGCGAGGTCTTCCGCCATCACCTGCCGTTCGGCGCGCAGCGCCTCAAGTTCGGCCTGCATCTGCTTGGTCGGCGCCGCCGCCTGGCTGCGGGCGATAAACTCCATCGCCTGGTTCTTCATGTCGCGGCCGCCGGGGCCGAGGTTCTTCAATTCGTTGCCCTCGATGTCGGCCAGCGCCTCGACGGTGTAGACGTTCAGCGCCCTCAGCTCGGAGCGGCGCGCTTCCGACAGGAACGGCGCATGCTCCAGCGGCGTGCCGGACTTGGTCTGGGCGACGTGCGCCTTGAACTGCTGGTACTGGTGGGGGAACCGCTCGGCGTAGCTCTGCTTGGTCTGGCCGAGGCCGAACGGGTCGCCGACCCAGCGCGCAAAACTGTGGGCGGGGAAATACTTGACGTCGTGCGAGCCCGGCGCGGTGATGACGCAGTGCTCGACGTCGTCGAAGATCGGCCGGCCGGCCTCCATCGACTTGAGTTCGTTTTGGACGGCGATGTTCTTGAAGATGACGACCAAGAGGTCGTCGGGGTCGCGGTAGGCGGGCATGAGGGTCTGCCTTTTGTTGGGGTTGAAGTAACCGGGACCGCCGTCGCAGCGCGGCGGCCCCGATCAACCTGCGGTTGTTTAAGACGCAGGAACGCTGTCGTACATCCGCCAGTTGAATAGCGGATTGGTCATGGTCAGTTCACCCATCCAGCCGATGAACTGAGCGATCGCATCCTTATCAATTGGCATCTGGCCGTCGCCGTCGAACAGCTTGTCGAAATTACGGTCGGCATTGTAACGCAACCGCAGGCTGTCGGTGTTGAGGCCGAACGTGGTGTTGGCCGGCATGTTGGAGCCGATGCCGCCGTCGAGCACGATCTCCGCTCTTTTGCCGCCGCCGACATATTCCAGCGCAGAGAAAACCAGCGTGCCCAGCGAGGTGTTGCTCTGCTGGCGCTGGATCGCGACTGTCGCCGCGTCATACGCCGCATAGTGTTCCGGCGACATCAGTATCAGGTCGGCGTAGTCCCGGCCGCGGGACTGCCGCGTCATGATGTAGTTCAGCA